GAGCCGATACTCACCGTCAAACACCTCCGGGTATGCATCACCGTCTTTACGTCTGCCTTCGAGCCAGAAGTCAACACTCTCCTGGACATACACCTTAAAGCCCTCAAGGTCGCCATCGTAGGCAACAACCCAACCCGGCAGTAAGTCGCAAGCACAACAGTAGCCGTCAGCAGTACGGGCAGCTTTAATCACAACATCGTTCATAATATATTGTTTTATATGTTAATCTTAAAATAGGTGGCAGCCACGACCGCCACCTTACTTTGTCGAATATCAAAACAAGCGTCTGCTTCGAATGTAGGGGAGGGGCGGAACTTCTGCTCCACCCCGATTAGTCAGACCCTAAGCCCCGACTGCCGTTCAATACTACTGAGGAGCCATCCGCAGATAGATGTTGAAGGCTTGCCGTTGACAGTCACAACACCCTTTTTTGTAGGATGTTTAAACTCTCTGTGGTCCCCGTTGTAACGGTCTAAGTACCAACCGTCGTCAGTCAAGATTCTCAGAATCTTAGAAACTTTTACATTTTTCATAGATCGCTTGTTTAATAATTCAACACTGCAAAGGTAGTAATTTTACTACGAATAACCAAACAAAACAATAACTATTTTACTACGAAACATTAAAAAAGCCCTCGATGCGTCACGCACCGAGGGCTCCAATAAGCTCTTTAATATAATGAATGCTGCGAATTAGAAACTTGCAGCGGTCAATTCTTTAGACGTCCCGAAGCCGTAAGGCTCCAAGAACAAAATTTATTTCTTATCTACGTTGTCCAAATCCTTATTACTTGGTGTTGACTTCAAGTAAAAAATAGTACTTATTGTAGCAGAAAGAGTGGCAACAATACCTGCAAGCCAGTCATGTCCATTAATACCTAAGTAGACCGCTGCAGCGAGGAATAGAACCACGAGCAGCACAGCAAATACCTGACCAAAAATACTCTCGCGAATATCTGCTTTAATAATCCGTTCTTCTGAGTCGATACGATGCTGTTGCTGTTTCTCTGCCATAAGTAGAATACGTTCCGGGGCATTTGACAACACTTCCTTATACGCTTTGAAATCCGCAGGGCGAGGCAATGGACCGCTAAAAGTTTGGCGCATTTCAACCATTGCACTTACAATGACACTGCGCTTATCAGGATCGATGGACGCAAGCACCTGCTCTACATCCGGTCTTACCACTTCTTTCTGTTTCTTATTATCTGCCATAAGCTTGCATTGACTTTTGTATATACTTGCCTACAGCAATCCAATCCTGACGCATATCGTCAACATTGTTGCCCTTCATATAATCGTGTAAACTTGCACGACGTCGCACACCGAACAGAGAATTCATGCCAGTAATAAAAGTCGGACGTTCCCTAAGTAGTAAGGAGAACGAACCTCGGATATTATAATTCAAGCGACTCATAGTAAAAATATTAATTGGTTTCATTTGCAAAGTAAGTGTTTTTTTTTGAGATAGCAACTAATAGATATGATAAAAAAGCATACTAAAAGTAAAATAATTTCACATATTATTGGATTGCGAGACTTCTGCGCAGAAACAAATAAAGCCGCCCACGCTCCACCTGAAAAGTTACGTCACCTCGTATATTGTTAAAAAACTCAAGTCTTTGCCGACCGTATGATTACCGCAACCTGGTAACCATGTAACCGCTATGTGGTAGTCATGTAACCAAAGCGGTGTAATGATGTTACCGCTATGCGGTAATGCGTGAGCCGTGAAGATAAAACGCAAATGCCGCCGACGCATCACGCGCCAGCGGCAAGGATAAACGTGAAAAAATAACTGAATCAATTAAAACTAAACAACATTGGTATCCCCTAATTAAAAACCTGCAGCAAAGATACGCAGACAGATCTGAACTTAAAAAGACAACAAAAAGCCTCCGACGACGGCTTTTTACCTCTTTGGGACCCGCCGC